ACGGAGTGGAGCAAGAATTAGAAAGCCCTACTATAAATTGTAACCTACCGGCTAGGTACTAACCTACCGGCTAGTCGGGGGCTTAAGCGTCGCTGTAGGTGTAGACGAGGTCCATGTAGACACTGGCGCGCTTCTGGGAGGTTGCGAGTTGCTGGCCAGAACCATCGACAACCCAGAAGCCACATGCGAGATGGGCGTTCACGGGCTTGTAGACGCCGTCGGTGAACTTCAGTTTCTTGGGGCATGGGCACTTAACAGAGAACCGGCGGAAGGCCGGGTTGTCGCAGGCGCCCGTGCCAGGGTTGAACACCACGGCGTCTTGGGTCTGCGTGGTGACCACGGTACTTGCCACGGGCAGAGCCCGCATCTTCCACACTTTGTGAGTGTAGATGGTGTACAGGTCTCGATTCCAAGGGTAAAGTGAGTTGATGGCAGTGCCATCGATGGCAACCGAGTTGTTGGCGAGACCCTGCTTGATTGTCGAAGGATCGGCATTCAGTATGTCGTTCTTCTTGCGGTAGAGGATCATGTGGACCTCAAATGGCATTGTCGAGTTGTTAGTGGCGTTGTTATGTTGCTCACTGCGGATGAACCCGCGGAGCGTGCACGAGCGAGTCAGAACTTCGTTTCCGACGCGCCCGGCGTCAGTCACGTCTTGGCTGATGGTGAAATCGAACAAGTTCGGGATCAGATGCCCATTCTGTGTGGCAATGCCCACAGTGGACAAACCATTCCCCCAAATCAGCTGTTGGTTGCACCAAGGGACAAAACGAGTCTTCTTCTCAAGTTTCTTCGTCACAACGGCGTTGACACGGCGCGCAAAGACCTTTCGGGCAGCGCGCCTCTTATACGTCCGCTGTATCTTCTTAGCAGCAGAGTTACGAGTGGTCGAAGAAGCTCGGCGCCGATATCCCCCGCGAGGGCGATAAGAGCGGCGAGCAGCACTATATCCATACGCCATGGCTATATGGATTCTAATCTGACAACTAAAATGGTTTCATTGTCAGGTTAGCGGGAGTCTAGGCGCTGCGCTGTAACACTGACTCCCGCTCTATATAAGTATTTAACCGACTGGCACAACTGGAACAAAATCGGCCAAAGCGCCGTTCACGATCTGGTAAAGGTTCCAGCGGTCTGCCGAGAGATAATGCGTCTTCGGTGGGATGTTTGTGAACACCCAGACCTGTGGTGAGTCAAACCACCACTCCTTGTACGAGTACCGGGTGTCGAACACTTTGCCTTTCTTGATCTGCTCGATGGCCGTGAAAAGGCCTCGCAGGTGCTTCTTATCCATTGCTCGTGGTAAATCTATGAAGATGCACTTCGGGTCGCGCATCTGTTTGGCCATGAGGATGTCGCAGACTGAAGCCACGAGCTTGTCTGCATCATTCAGGGGTGGGAGGTCTAAACCCCGGTGGTGGAGTTCCATCAAGCTCGATATCACTGTCTTCCCCTGATTCCCAATCTGGTCGTAGATCAAATGGATCTTCCTCGGCTCGAAAATGTCCGCAGATTCCCAAATCTCCTTCTGCCAGGGGCGGAGCGTTTCGAGGAGACCTCTGAATTGGCGGGGGATGTAAACCGGTAGGTCCGCATCCGTCCATGGTCCATCCACCCGCGTGTCCTCTTTCATCACATAAAAAGGTGGGCCCAGCATGTTCGCCGTAACGGTAGGTGAGAAGTGCATTGACTGCCAGCCAATCCCCTTCATCAAATTCTTCACCTCCGGTAGACGACGTTTCTTCCAAAGGGAGCCCCTCCCCTGGTAGTGTAGAAAGCCACTGTCCCCCTTCTCCAACTGGAAAGTCCATTTCTTGAAGACTTTCGGTAGAGTCTGTATCACTTCCTGGGGGTCCCCTTCCGAGGCCGGCAGGGTCCATTCCCAGACCGCGCAGGGGGACGTGGTCATCCTCCACTTTTTGAAAATCGGTCGGGGGGTCTTATTTGAAATTTCGATTGAAATTTTTTTTTTCGTGTGTGACTCTTATGTCGGGACTTGAACCGATGACCATCGGTCTCAGACATTGGCATCGAACCACTAGGCTATGCTAGTTCATGTGCAATCACGGACATGCGACCACTGAGGTAATGTACTATCACGGAGTGGAGCAAGAATTAGAAAGCCCTACTATAAATTGTAACCTACCG